CTAGCGTTTTACCGCTAACCCGTTTGTTTCCTTAGTGAGTGTCTAACCAGGATAAACCTTGTTTGGCATCTCCATTCATTTGAATATTTAATTCTAATTTCTTAGTAATATAATCTCCGAATGAGTACTCTAGTATTTCTTTAACTCGTTTAACGTTCTCAGTTTTAGTCTGTACTTGAACTTCATCATGAATTAAACCAAGTATATCAACTTCGATATTCTCATCTTTAAACATTTTAAAAGAATTAACTACAGCAGTCTTAACTGTAATGGCTTCGAAAGTTTGGAGTAAATAGTTTAAACATTTAAAACTAGACTCAGCAAATATTCTACGACCATCTAACCCTGGAATAAATCCAAGGCCATCTTTATTCTTAGTTGTGTAGAAAAATCTATTCAACTTCTCAACAAGTTCTTTAAGACCTGGCAGGGCATTATAAAGTTTATTCTTAACTTCTTTACCCTTATCAACATCTTCAACACCAGTAACCATTTTACCAAGCTTAGCAAAACCCGCACCAAATACTGTAGCATAAAGTAGACCCTTAGCTAAAGGTCTTGATACACCTACAGTGTCAGCATTGTGTTGATGGATGTCACCATTTAAAACATGATCACTAACTTCATTATTATATAAGTAATGACATAATGCTCTAATCTGATTTCCAGAACTATCACATCCAACCATAACTTTATTTTCATCAGCAATAAATAAAGATCTCATCTCAGATCCAAAAAATGCATTTGAGTTAGGTACATTTACAACTTTAGAATGACGTTGTCTTGAAGTTGGTGTTCCAATATTAAAAGCCTCAACATAAACTCTATCATTGTTAAGTTCAGCTAACTCTATCCAACCTCTAATAACAGAGTGTCTAGATCTTAACTGATAATACTTTAAAACTTTTTGTCCCATACCACCTTTAATAGTATGTAAAGTATCTTCTGTAATTTTTGGCTCGCCTCCAGGTGTGTACATAGAAGGAATCCATCCATTGTCTAACAATAAACCTCTAACCATATCCATGTTACCTAAATTTGCTTCAGTCATTTTAAATCTTTGAAACGTTTTCTTAGGATCCCACTTATCAGTATCAGTTTGTTTTATTTCAGTACCTAAAAATTCAGATAACATTCTTGCACTCACTGCAGAAAGTCTACCATCTTGTAGGTACTTAGCTTTCTTAGGTTCTTTATCAATTAAAACTTTCCTAGGCTTTAGGGTAGGGTTAATCTCATCTTCAATAACTTTCATCTCAGCAGTTAATTGTTCATAGAATTTTTTGGCTTTGGGCGTATCAAAATTCCATTTAGTAATAACTTGTCTTGCACAAATTTCAGCAATAGCATGTTCAGTTTGTAATGCATTTTTAAAATTTGGTCTATTAGCAATTAAAGTTTGTGCTTCATTAACTACATATTTGTACACCTTGGCCGTCAAATTAATATCCTGAATTCCATAAATTTTCATCTCTTCACTGTAATGATCAAAAGCAGGTGAATCACCTTTAGCATCTTTTAAAATAACACCAAAGTTTTTTAAACTATGTTTACCTTCTCTACGAAAATTATTAAGCTGTGAAATAATCATAGTATCCACAAGTTTAACATCGGCTTTAGGCTTCCAATTTAATAACTTAACCATAACTGGTAAATCATACGCAATTAAATTGTGACCTATAATACTATCAAACTTATCTAAGTAAGTTGTTAAGTCTTTTAATGGTTCAGATTTTTCATCATGGTCACTAAAGGTCTTAACTTCATTCGTAATCGGATCTTTAGTTATCGCTAACCATATTGTTTCTACGGTGTCTAGAAGGCCATTTGTTTCCAAGTCCAGAAAAATCTTATCCATATTATACTATCCTATCTTTTAAAAAATTATAAAACTTTGCTTGCAAAGCTTCTTTAGTACCATCGTTATTAAAACCATAACTAAAAGCATGACCATCTAAAGCATGTTCAGATTCATGACCATCACCATTAAAGTCAGGTCTTCTAACGCAACAAACAAAACCATGTTTATTAATCATTTCAACTTCATTAGGAAAACGTACATCAGTAATCACTACATGTTCTTTACAGTTCTTGTATTGATTTTCTAATATCCTAACCCAGATATCTTTATTTAAATTTTCTCTAAAAGCCATACCAACATTTTGTAATATCTCTCTTGAAGATAAATTAAACCAATCGGGTAAAGGCAGTTCTCTAAGTTCTCTCTCACCATCAGTACCAGATAGAATTGCTTTATCTATTCCAAATGTTGTGTGTGCTAAATCTTTAATTGGCTGAGCAAAACTCATTTTTTTCCAACCAAATGTTGTAGTTAATATTTCACCAAGTGAATCTTTACCTGATCCCTTGTAACCGCTTATTCCTATTATCATTTATTCTTCTCCTTGTAAAAATAGTTCTCCAAATCCAAGAACGTATCATTGATATTATTGTAAATATTATTGCTATATTAAAACTTTCCCAAACAGTTGGGTGTAAATCGAAAAACGGAAATATCAATAATTGTATTAATGTAGATAATATTAATCCACTTCCAACATCTAAGCATGTTTCGTATAAATTTCTCATTGAATATTCTCAAAAGAATCTATTGTGTACATGTAGTTACATGAGAAGTAAGGCCTTAGGCTTTCTTCA